GCCTAGTGCTGGCTAGGATACCCGAGGAGATCGCAAAATCTCGCGAAGAGTACTTTGCAAAAAGAACTCAAGACCGAGAAGAAGCTATTGCAAACGATCCTTTTAAGGAACAGCATCCAAGTATGCCAATCAGCAAAGATAGGCAGACTCGTGTAACTTTTGGTGGTACAAAGAAAAACTAATTATTTAGTAATTCCTACCCAAAAAAAGTAAATATAAACTTAAGGAGAAAAATATGGCAAACTCAACAGCTGCCTATGGTTTTAGACCATTAGGCAAACTTGGTGGGAACCCAGCTGCAGGCGGACAAGATCAATTTGAGATCGTGGACAATTACAGCTCGTCTATTTTTCAAGGAGACATTGTTAAACTTAACGCAACAGGCGGAGTTATCGTAGTAGATACTTCAGCCCTGTCTAGTGTATTAGGTGTATTTAATGGTTGCTTGATAGAATCAGACCCATCAACAAAAAAACCAAAGTGGTCAAATTTTTACCAACAAACAAATATTACCCAAGGTAATATTTATGCGTATGTAATTACTGACCCAAATCAACTCTATCTCGTTAAATCTACGGGAACTGCTCTAGGAACAACTGCGGTTGGAACTTCCTTTGATCAAGTGTATGCTGCCGGTAATACTAATAATGGTATTTCAGGTGCTTACCTAGATCTTGGAACTTCAGCTTCGGCTGCTAATGGACAAGTGACTGTGGTGAATGTGTCACCATTTATAGGTAACGAAGAAGCTGTAACAAATGAAGATTTCATTGTTAGAGTTTCGAAGAGTCATCAATTACTATAACAGGAGAATATAAACTATGGCTATCTCAAGATCACAACTAGTTAAAGAACTAGAACCAGGTTTAAACGCTCTGTTTGGACTTGAATATAAACGTTATGACAGCGAACATGAAGAAATCTTCATTAAAGAAACTTCTGACAGAGCTTTTGAAGAAGAAGTTATGTTATCAGGTTTCGGTAACGCTGCCATTAAAGCTGAAGGATCTGGTGTCAACTACGATCAGGCACAAGAAACTTTCACTGCTAGATATACGCACAATACTATAGCTCTTGCATTCGCGATCACTGAAGAAGCGATCGAGGATAACTTGTATGACAGACTAGCGTCTAGATATACAAAAGCATTAGCTAGATCTATGGCGAATACAAAGCAGGTAACTGCGGCTAACGTATTGAATAACGGATTCAGCACTACTTATCCAGGTGGTGACGGATCTCCTTTATTCTCTACGACTCACGCTACAATCTCTGGAACATTTAGAAACACGCTTGCAACACAAGCTGATTTAAATGAAACATCTTTAGAGCAGTCTTTGATTGACATTGCTGCTTTCACAGATGAAAGAGGTTTAAAAATTGCTGCTCAAGGAATGAAATTAATCATCCCTTCTGAACAACAATTTACTGCAGACAGATTAATGTCTTCTGCTGGTAGAGTTGGAACAGCTGACAATGATATCAATGCAATTAGAAACAAAGGAATGATTTCACAAGGTTATACTGTGAACCACTTCTTAACTGATTCTGATGCATTCTTCATCATTACAGATGTACCAAATGGCTTAAAGTATTTTGAAAGATCCCCAATTAGAACTTCTATGGAGGGAGATTTTGAAACTGGCAACGTAAGATATAAAGCTAGGGAAAGATACAGCTTCGGCTGGTCAGACCCAAGAGGTGCTTTCGGTTCATCAGGATCGTAAGAACTTTTGATTATAGGGCGAGCTTGACTCGCCCTATAATTTAATATAAAAACATCCGTGAGAAGATGAAAACCTACCTAATAAAAGTATTTCTAGACGGCATAAAAATCCAATTTACCTTGGAATCTGAACCTATTTTGGTTACAGAAATGTTACATCAGAAAGTACTTGACTTTCTGGGAAAAACAAGTAAAGAGCAATTAGAAAAAATAATTAGTCCTAAACAGATTAGTAATTTTTTCTATATAACCTATGAGGAGGTTGAACGTGACATCATTGTCCCAATCACTTCTGGCCAAGAAAATAGACTTGGAATCACAGTGGAACAAGTCTTATCTTGAACAGGGAAGACTAACAACTGATATGCAGTGGTTAGACGTTGAGTTGAAGGAAGTCAAAAGACAAATTCTTCAACAGGATCTTGAAGCCGCTAGACAAGAAAATAACCTTGTTTTAAGCGAAGAAGAAGATCCAGCATTTATAGCTAGTTAAACTAGTTATATAATTAGAATAAAAGTGAGAGAAACATAAGCCACCTCTTGCTCTTTTTAAAAAATTAAGCTATATTTATAGAACTATACATTAACTTCTAATCTAGACGCGTATAGTCGACGGCCTAGAGACTAGATTGGAATAACTAGGAGAACAAACTTATGGCAACAACATCATTCCAAGGGATCGTAAGATCATACGGAGGACAAGACAAATCAGTAACAACACCAGGTGTTGTAGTATTATCTGAAGTAATTTCATTTAACGCTGCAGCAGCCGCGGTTGATTTAACACCAGTTAGAATTGGTTCATCTGCAACAACAGGTGATACTTTCGTTCTACCAAAAGGTGCTATACCAATTTCTTTTACAGTAGTTGTAGCATCGACAGGTGCAGGTTCAACTGTAGACATTGGAACAACAGCTGACGTTGATGGTTTTTTTAATGAAGTAGCTTCGGTTACAAAAGGATCAATCAAAGGTGCAGATGGTGCATTAGTAGTAGCTGGTGGTATTACAGCTAATGCTACTGTAGCAGCTTCTGTTGGAGCAACTGCTGGAACTGGAACAGTTACAGGAGTATTTACATATACAATTGTAGATAATGCTCAACCAGGTGAGTCACAGTCGTTATAATAAATTAATTTAAGGAGCTCGAAAGAGCTCCTTAATACAAGGAGATAAAATGAGTTATAAAAGTGATGTAAAACCAGTCTATATTTCTGCTGCTAGCGCAGTTGCTTTTGCTGGAAGAACAAGACTTCGAGGATATGTTGTTCAATCAACTGGAAGTTCTGGAACATTAATTATTAATGGTTTAGCAAATGCTACAACTGTTAGTTCTTCAACTAATACACAAGTATTTTTTACAGTATCTGTTGGAGCAGGACAAACTGAAACTTTAAATATTCCAGAGGACGGAGTTTTATATTCTCAAAATAATGGAACTGGAATTGTAGATGGTATTGGTGTAACAGCTAACGCTTCATCTTTAACGGCGATATTATTTATAGATAAGTAGGAGAGTAGATGACTACTTCCGGAACTACAAGTTTCAATCTTGAACTAGATGAGCTTTTTGATGAAGCTTATGGACGAGTAGGTATTGGAGGAACTCGATCTGGTTATCATTTAAAAGCAGCAAGAAGAAATCTTAATATTTTATTATCAGAGTGGGATAATAGAGGTGTGCATTTATGGAAAGTAAAATTAGCCACAGTTCCTTTAGTATTAGGACAAGCTGAATATAATTATGCTAGTGATCAAACAAATTATCCAAACGATATTAATGATGTTTTAGAAGCATATATTAGAAATAATACTTCTCCCAGCGCTTCACTGCCCACAGATACTTCATTAACTAAAATAGATCGATCTGCATATGCAGCACTACCTAATAAATTATCACAAGGAACACCTTCTCAATATTATGTACAAAGAACTTACAGTCCAAGTATCTTTTTATATCAAACACCAGGAACTGGATTTTCTAGTGCATCCACACCAAGCAATTATCAATTAAGATTTTATTATCTTGCAAGAATTGAAGATGGTGGAGCTTATACAAATACACCAGATGTTGTATTTAGATTTTTACCATGTCTAACTTCAGGACTTGCTTATTATTTAAGTATTACTTATCGACCTGAAAAAACTGAAATGTTAAAATTAGTTTATGAAGATGAATTACAAAGAGCTTTACAAGAAGATGGTCAACGCACCTCGTTATTTATATCACCAAAAACATTCTACGGAGATGGTGTATAATGACAACTTTTGCTACAGGTAAAAAAGCTTACGCCATATCCGATCGATCTGGCCAACGATTCCCGTATGACGAAATGGTAACCGAGTGGAATGGATCCTTTGTTCATTATACTGAATACGAACCTAAACAACCTCAATTAGAACCAAAAGTACCAGGCAACGATCCGCAAGGATTGCTTAATGCACGACCAGATCGTGTAGAACCATTATCGGTTGTGTTATTATCTTTTAATCCATTATTATCAACAGCAGGTAGTTCTACTATTTTAGTAACAGAACCAGGTCATAAAAAAACAACAGGAAATAAAATTATATTTACTAATGTAAAAGCAGTTAATGGATTTACTAATGCAATGTTAAATACAACACTTGGATTTTCATTAACAGTAGTGAATACTAATCAATATACTATCAATGCTCAAACAGTCGCGAGCGCGAGCGGGAACTTTGGTGGTCAACCTTCCGTTGGACCTTCAGCAGTTGCACTTCCTAATAATGCTTTTGAAGTCACAGCAGGTAGTTCTACAATAGAAGTAAATCAACCAAGTCATGGTAAAACTACAGGAGATACAGTTAAATTTCAAAGTTTAACGGTTGTTAATGCTTTTTTAACTTCTTCAGGATTTCAACAATCGGTCTTAACAACATCTTCCGGATATAGTATAACAGTTGTTAATTTAGATAATTATCGTTTTAACGCATCGTCAGGAACTGGTTCTTTAACGACAACCATTGGCGGCGGATCGGCGACAGCGGAGACAATATAATATGGCACTTACGTATTCACAATTAGTAACTCAAATTAGAAATTATACAGAAGTAGATAGTAATGGATTATCTGATTCTACAGTTTCAGTTATTGTTCAAAATACTGAAAATAGAATTTATAGAGAATTAAATATTGATGCTTTTAGATTATATGCATCTGCAGTTACAACTGCTGGAACAACTACAATTTCTGTACCATCGGGTTTAAGAAATATTAGATATGTTGAAATGATTACTCCAGGAACAAATGAATTTTCTACATTAGAACAAAAAGATAGCTCTTACATGGCAGAATTTAATAATTTACCAGGTTCTTCAACTTATTATGGTAAACCAAGATATTATGCAAACTGGAATGAAACTACTTGGTTTGTAGCACCAACTCCTAATACAACTTATACAATTAATATTGCTTATTATTCACAAGGTACTTCTATAACTGCTGGAAATTCAGCAACTTCAACAACTTATATATCTACTTTTGCTCAAGATTTACTTCTTTATGGTTCTTTAGTAGAAGCATATAAATACTTGAAAGGTCCTGCAGATATGATACAAGTATATGAACAATCATATCAACAAGCCAGAGAATCATTTGGTGTTGAACAGACAGGTCGTAGAAGAAGAGACGAATATGTTGACGGCGAACCTAGAGTTGTAGTAGATTCACCGCCACCAAGTAAATAATTAAGGAGTTAATATGGCAAATATAGTACCCGATAGTTTTAAAGAAGAATTATTTGAAGCGATTCACGATTTCACAGCTTCCACAGGCGATACATTTAAAATAGCTTTATACAATACCGTTTCAGGTTTTGCTGCTGCAACAACTACAGTTTATGCTGCAACAATCGGAT